GCTGTGGGAGCCGTATATGAAGTAAAATATATTGTGATGATGGCAATTATTTATTATTTTTTTGGGTTTAATCCGTTAACATGGAACACAGTTGTTGGGATTTTCTTGGCAATGTTAAGTGTATATTTTATTAGTATGAAATAAAAATTATGAATAATGTAGATAAAGAATATTTTAGAATAATCAATACTATCCTTGAAAATGGTAGAGTAAAAAAGAATAGAACGGGGATAAATACAATTGGGGTATTCGGAGAACAAGCTAAATATAAAGTTGATTTAGATGCTTTTCCTATATTGACTACGAAAAAAGTATGGTTTAAAGGTATAGTGCATGAATTATTATGGTTCATTAGCGGCGATACCAATATTAAATATTTGGTAGATAATGATGTACATATTTGGGATGATTGGGCCTTTTTGCGATATAAAAAAGAGTACCAACTGTTAATTGATTCAAAAGAACATAACACTTATACAAAAGGATATTGTGCTGAAACACATAGTTGGATTTTGTATAATCAACAGGAATTCATCAGAAAAATCAAAACCGACAATGAGTTTGCAAAGAAATGGGGAGAACTTGGTGAAGGAACTTATGGTGGTATGTGGAGAGCATTTCCATATCATTTAATTGAATTTGGTGGAGAAAATCCTAATTGGACTGGTTTTGATTATAAATTTAAAGTTGACCAACTCCAAAAAGTTATGAACCAACTGAAAAATAATCCAGACGATAGAAGAATCATTATTTCAGCGTGGCATCCATATTGGGTTGATCATTGCGCCCTCCCACCATGTCACTGTTTTATGCAATTTCATACGGAGGAATTAACACTAGAAGAAAGATATGAGATTTTCGAAAAAGGGTGGGATGCTAAAAAGGCCAAAGCAGAATGGAATGCTCAGGGATTTGAAGAACATAATGCTTTGGATGCTCACTGTATTCCACGTAGAAGATTAAACTGTTTGTTATTTCAAAGATCGTGTGATTTCCCGGTTGGTGTGCCTTTTAATATAACAAGTTATGCATTATTGACGGCTATGATTGCCCATTGTGTTAATATGGATTCTGGAACATTTATTCATACATACGGTGATACACATATTTATGTGAATCAATTGGATGGAATTAAAGAACAGTTAACGCGAGAACCTCGTCAATTACCAAAATTGTGGTTAAATCCCAAAGTTAAATCACTATTTGATTTTAAATATGATGATATTAAATTAATAGGTTATGATCCCCACCCAACAATTAAGTTTGACATTGCGGTTTAACGTACTCATAATTCCAATATTTTGATTTTATACGAAATAAAATAGTGGCGTTACATACGTTCATGTGCCTAGCTGCGTCAGCCACAGATTGGAATACTACTCCTTCTATAATGACAGGTCTTGAATTTGTTGGTATTTTTCCTTTCATTCGCAATGACGCTTTCTTTTTATATTCATCGGTGTGTTTTTTTCCATAAAATGGATTGTTTTTGCCTAACTTGGAACACAACGAACATTTTTTGTGACCATATAATAATGGTTTCCCACAAGTATCACATTTAGGTGTAGATATACCTCCGCGCCAATTGAAATTTTTCTCTTTAGGTCTTCCCCATATTTTTTTCTTTTCTTCGTTGGTCATTTTAGCTACTCTTTCCCTAACACCATCGGCAATTCGTTTAACAATATCTTCCCTATTTGGATGTTTAGTGAGATTGTCTCCACCACCAACGCTTCCTATATTATATTCTGGTAATAATTCCTGTATATACTTTGTTTCCTCATCAAATAATTGTTGTTCCGTGGGGCCAATCAATTCCTTCAATATATCAAATTTAAATGTATCTATTCCATGCTTATTATAAGAGCGTTGTAAGTGGACACAATGATGTCTATTGTTTTTAAGTGCAGACTTATGGATACCAAAACGGAGTTTTATATTTTTACTGCTTCCTATATAAGACTTGCCATTTTTAGTATTGACTATTTGATAAATACCTGCTATAATGTTCATGTTAATATATATTAAAGGGAAATCCCAAAAACATGTCTAATTTTATTAAAATTGTGGAGTTTCTATGGAACCATCCAGAGCAGTTAACTTTAGTTGCTGTAGTTGGTATTTATTTTAATGAACGTTGTAGATATTTCACTGAAGTTACGTCCAATTTTTCATGGGGAATGACTAAATTATATACTAATTTACTTTGGAATTATATAGGATTTAGCATAATTTCTTTGCGAGTTGAAGACATGAATTTGCCGGAGGAAGAAAAAATATTTAATGGATTGCGTAGAGCAGAAGAAGAATTATGTGCGGTATTTATTCCTGAACATCCTAAATGTAATATATGTGACTACCAATCTATGGGCTTTCATTTAAGTGAAATTGCAGTCAGTAAACTAAATGCTATCCGTTTATACGGTGAAAATATAAAAAATAAAATGTCGCCAAATGAAGCACTGAAAGATGTTTTGGAAAAGAACAAAAATGTTTCCATTCCTGACCTAAAATGGGCATGGAAAAAATTTAACAAAGATTATCAGTGGTCTAAGTATTTGTTTGCATTTCATTTATCATGGATTCCAAAATTTCATAATATATTACAATTTAAAATTCGTTTGCAAATAAATAAACTTGGAAAATGTTTAATTAAATGGTCAAAAATAAATCTATGAGTAAGAGTATTCAAAGTGAAGCAATGAGAGAGATAGCTGGCGACGATCAATATATCACTGCTGCTAAACATAAAGACACAAAAGAATGGCATGGTATATTTATGCTAAATCATCCAACACCATCTGGTTGTGATAGATGGATGATGGTATACAGTGATAGTCGTGGATGGAAAACCAAGAAAAGAGCAATTAAGGAATTTGTTGCTATTGATGAGAAGGGGTTTGGAAAGATTAAACAATCATGAGTAATTATTGTAAAATAGGAGAGGTTCATACTAAGGAACATTTAATGAAGTTAATTGACTTAATTTATAATGAAGTCATTGACGCTGGTGGAGACGGTGATGCTGTCTGGTATTCAAGATTCTATGATATTAATGATATATTACCATTGATTAAAGAATATAATGATAAATTAAAATTTCCATGGGAAATACATATTAAAGACAAACGTATTGATTGGGGGAATGATCAAGAATGGGCCATTATAACAAATGATGAAAATGAATATAATGGATTCCCCGAATGAGTACAAATGAAAATTAGGTATTGATATGTATAATATAATTAAGAGAATTTACCATTTTTTTGTTCCTACTTATCCATGTCCAGAACTTACGGAATTACAGATAAAAAGGGGTGCCACATTTTATACTTGGAATGGTTTTACTCTTGAGTGGGAAACCAGAAATACTAAAATAACTGGGTTATGAACAATAAATTTACCAGATTTTTATGGGCGACTCTATGGAGTAAATGGTTAGATGGAGATAAAGTAGTTAAAGTCAAGGGATGGAGAACCGCTATCGTAGATGGTAGAGGTAATCGTAGAACAATTAGTCCGTGTTTTTTGTGGTTTAAATAAAAGGAATATAAATATTATGGGTTGCGATATACATTGTTACATTGAATATAAAAGAGCTAATCATGAGGGATGGAATAACTGGTCATCATTTGGTGGGCGAATTAATCCGGGAAGAGACTATACTATGTTTAGGTTACTTGCTGGTGTCAGATCATATGATAATATAGAAGTTAAGCCTAAAGGATTGCCAGAAAATTGTGGATATAGTGTAAATAATGATAATTATTTATATATCACTGAGAGTGTAGGAGAGAACTATGCTACAGCCGAACGAGCTAAATATTATGTTGAAAAATGTGGTTGTAAATATAGAATGGGTGCGGAGGGAACTCCAACATGGGTTTCACAGCCTGATTGGCATAGTCATTCTTGGATGACTACCAAAGAATTAACAGAAGTATTCGATAAATATAAAATTGAAGAACAGAAACAATGGGATGAAAGTGAAAAGGGAAGACTTGAGATAGTAAATAACTATTTTATTAGCACGGGTGAAAAACCTGCGGTTGGATCATTGGTTGATAAACCATATCCTCACAATGATTTTGCGGAATATAAAGCATTGTTGGCGGCAATGTTAAAATTTGAAGAATTGGGGTATGAAACTAGGTTGGTATATTGGTTCGATAATTAAATTATTATAAATATGACTACGGATAAAAATAATAAAAAATACACAAACTCTATTAAGAAATTCGTTGTTCGGAGGGATGGATATCGAGTTTCCGATGCTGAATATGATACTACTGAGCAAGCATCACATGAATACAACTTTTGGAAAAGAGTTATTAAGAATGGTAAAGACCCTAGTTCAGAACTTGTCATAACTGAAAAATAATATATTAATCAATAAACTAAATAAACGTCATTATATCAACATATAATGACGTTTTTTGTTTTTTCAATAATCCGAAACATATTTATTGACGTATGCCAAAGAAAACATACGAAACATACGTATTACCGTCAAATTTTAATGAAATGGAGACACATATCATTAAGAATAAAACTCCAATGATGGAACAAGTACTATCAAGTATTAATTATGCGTTAACAAAAAAACTTCAGTTCGTGGAAGTTTTCAAATTCAAAGATTCGGAGTTTATAGTCACGTTAGGCTTCAATGGTTTCAAAGAAAATATTGCTAATATATATGAGTACTATATAAGTACCGAGCAATATGAGTTGTGTAATAGAGTTAAAAAAATAGAAAAAAAATTAATCACCTATGAGCAAAAGAAACAAAAAACGAAATCAACAGGAAAAGAAGGACAAGAGTCCTGTAATACCACAAAACTCTAAAATCAAAGGTGAATTAACAATACACGAACGGGAATTAACAGACAAACAGAAAGAATTTTTAGAAATAGCATTAAACAAAGAAACCAAAGTTGTGTTTGTCAGTGGACCTGCTGGAACAAGTAAGACTTTCTTAGCTGTATTAGCATCTTTAAGATTGTTGAATACCAAAAGAATGAGTGACATTCTTTATATTAGAAGTGCCGTTGAGAGTTCCGATAGTAAAATAGGTTTCCTTCCCGGTGATGGTCATGAAAAAATGTCTCCATATATTCAACCATTGATAGATAAATTAATGGAATTGTTACCTAAAGACAATATTGATTATTTGCAAAAAGAGGGTAGACTTGACAGTATCCCTATTGGATTCCTTCGTGGTTTAAACTGGAATGCTAAATGTATTATTGTCGACGAGGCTCAAAATATAACAGAAAAAGAACTGATCACGATCATTACTAGAGTAGGTGAATTTAGTAAGGTTTTTATATTAGGTGACCCAGATCAGTGCGATATTGGTAAAAAAAGCGGATTTGTGAAGATTTTAGACGTATTTGATGACAAGGAAAGTAATGACAATGGAATTCATGCGTTTAAATTCAATGAAGACGATGTTGTGCGTAGTGGATTGGTCAAATTCATCATTAAAAAAATCAAAAAGCTATATTGACGTATATTTATTCTATATATAGAGAATAAGTATGTCCAATAAAAAAATAACAGATTTAAATTATTATTCAGCCAGTCAATTTCAACCAAATGATTTGTGGTTTATAACTGATATTGCGCATCAAGAAACTAAGAATACCACATCAGAGGATATTTTAGATTATGTTGAGCAAAATTTTGATCCATATACTGGAAGTTACCTAGGTACATTTACTGGCACAGCAAGCTACGCTAACAATCTTGTATATCCAAATACATCAACGGCCAGTTTGGCTATATCAGCCAGTTATTCCGTAAGTGGATTAAGTAGTAGCTATGCCAAAACAGCAAGTTATGCTTTAAATAGTAACGGAAACGCAACATTCTCTGAGACTATTGTTCAGAACAATTCTTTCAATATAGGGGATGCTGTATATGTTACCGCAATTCAAGGAAATACTAGATATTTCGCACAGGCAACATCCAGTTTCATACCTAACACTAATTATAATGAAGTAGTCGGTATCATTCAATCGGCAACACCTACTTCATTCGTCGTGGTGTATAGTGGCATTGTTAGTTTTATCTCTCCTCCAGCATATTTCAATCCATATTATAACGGTGTGGCATATTTCTTAAATGGATTGGGGTCATTGAGTTCAGTCGATCCATCCCAAGCCGATTCAACTCAAATATCAAAACCCGTGTTGTTACAAGTAAATTCTTCTTCGGGACTTGTTATAAATCAACGTGGATTATATGAAAATTTGGGACCTGCTATTACAGCAAGTTACGTTTATTTTGATGGAATTACTCCAAACGGAACAGTTTTCAATGCTATTACAGCAAGTTATGCTTTAAATGGTGGTAATGCTGGCAGCGGCAGTGGCACAACAATTGTTAATCCAACATCATCTTATTATTTTGATAGTACCCCAATCGGTACTGTAATAGCATACACAAGCGGAAGTGCTCCATCTGGATGGTTGCCTTGTGATGGTGCTTTCTATCCTATTACTGGAGCAAATGGTGCATATACAGCATTATATAATGTTATTTCTCAGAATAACAGTGCTATAACTTCTTTTGGACAACGATACACCTACAATCCTCCAATTGGTGGCCAAGCTGGATTTTACACCTTAAATTCCAATGGTGGGTATTTTAATGTTCCTGATTTAAGAGGTATTTTTATCAGAGGATTTAATAATAGTTTACAAAACGATGGTAATTTGGCTTCTCCGTATGATAGCGGAAGTGGTAGACAATTTGGTAGTTTACAAAAATACGCAACCGCAGCACCACAATCATTATCTGGAGTCAACAGTAATGTTTCGGGATTCACTCCAGTCGAACCAAGTAGTCAACTCGGATTCGCGAGAATAGCAACGGCTACTGATAATCCACCAACATCAACTACTGATGTAACAGATAATACTGTTCCACCATATCCAAATACAGAATTGGATATTAGATTTGCATATAAAGGAGATTCGGAAACAAGACCTGTAAACATTGCACTTTATTATTATATAAAGTACACACAATATTCAATTTCCAGTGCTACGGCTCAATCGATTGCTAACGGCAACTATCCATTAGCTGGTGATGTTGGTGGTACATTGGCTGGAACAATAGTTACGGGAATTCAAGGAGTCCCAATCTCAACTACTGTTCAGACTCCCCAATCAGGAGCAGTGTTACAATATAATGGAAATCAATGGGTGTCCGCTCAACCGTCCAGTAATTTATCCGCTATTAGATGTGGATCAGCAGCAGGAGTAACTGGGACAGTGACATTTAGTGCACCAATGTCATCAGTTAATTATGAAGTATTTTTTAATGAGGGATGTGCAAGTAATGGATCGGGCCTCCCAAGTAGAGCAGGAAGTACATATTATGCGTATAATAAGACAATAAATGGATTTTCGTTTTCCAATGTTTTGGCATTTAATGGAGGATATCCTTCCAATGTTTATACGGCATGGATGGCAATGCAGCATATATAATTTATGAGTAGTACATATAAAATAGTAGCACCACAGGTAGGCCAATTACAAAATGCGGTCACGGCATCATATTTACTTGGCAATGCGGCAACAGATAATATATCTATTACCCCAAATAATCCATATGGAGGAATAATACAATTCAATAACAGTATTAGTGTTCCAAATGTATATGGTACAGCAAGTTTAGCAAGTGGATTACTTCCTCTGACATATTTCATCACAGCAAGTAATGCAATCAATTCTCAAACAGCCATTGTTAGTAATTCTACCAATTTTTTGAATTACTCTCCGGGTCAAAATAATGGAACGGCAAGTTATGCTGTGAACGCAGCCGTAGTGAAAACCGGATTGGTGTTCTTACCAGTACCAGTTATAATAGCTTATAGTGGAACAACTGGATCAAGTGCTTTCATTTCTGAATGTTTTCCATCTGGAAATTTCGCTGGAGCAACAGTGGTTGGGAGTCCTTCTTCTGCTGCGAACGGCACTTGGAATGCTACAGCTAATGCAGGAGTACCAAGTAATGTTACTGGATTAATTATACAAGGTGCACATAGTGATGCACAGAATGGTGGAACATTTGGTGTGATATACATAAGTAACACATCGATATCCACACAGAGACTTTTGATTACTGGAGGACAGGGTGGTGGTTCAGGCGCTGGAATAAGTAATGCCGAAGGAATATTTCCTATTAATGGTGATGGAACTATTTATTGGAGTAGAATAAACTCCAACTTTAATGGGGGTTGGGTAGTTGGATTAGTTGGGTACTTTATATAAAATTTATGGCAAATGTTGCAATTAAAATTAGTCAATTACAACCGTTAACTGGTAGTGGTATAACGAATGATGATTTTTTACCTATCGTTGATAGCGGAAGTCTTAAAACCTATAGAATTGCGTTAGGTGATATAGTGGCCTTGGCTCAAGGTGGATTGGCTTCTTTATTGGGTGGTTCCAATGAACAAATTCTTTATAATCAAGGCGGAATCGTTTATGGTGATAATAGTTTAGAATTTAATTATGTTAGTAAATCCTTACAGAATGGTTCAGGTTCACAAACATTTGGGTTATATAGTCATGCTGAAGGATGCCAAACTTTTACATCAGGAGTATATGCTCACTCCGAAGGATATCAAACTTACGCATATGGATTAGCTAGCCATGCTGGTGGATATCAGACTTATGCATATGGAAACTATCAAACTGTTGTTGGACAATTTAATGTAAAAAACCCACAAAATACCTCAAGTTTGTTCATCGTTGGCGGCGGCATAAGTGATGGTGCTAGAGCCGATCTTTTATTGGTTGACCGAACTGGGTTGACAGTTAATGGAAATATCAATTTTAGTGGCAGTTTGAATAACAATAATTCTCTATATGTTCCACCTAGTGCAAGTTACGCGTTATCAGCAAGTTATGCACAAAATGGTGGTTCACAGTTCACTTCAAGTCAATGGATTAATGCTGGATCAAACATATATTATTCTCTGGGATTTGTTGGGATCAACAATCCTAGTCCAGCATATTCAATCGATGTTAGCGGGAGTATTAATTTTACTGGAAATTTATTAAGTGGAAGTACTACATATATTCCTTTTAATGCGATTAGCGCAAGTTTTGCACCAAATCAATTAACTGATATTTCCGATGTAACAGGTCATAAAGTGGGTATTGGTCAAACAAACCCACAATATATTCATGGTTTGGACGTTGGTGGCGGTATTGTTGGTAATAGTATAGGTGATATGAATTTAGTATCGGCAAACTCTAGTATGTCTGGCACAAGTTCTTACAAAGCTAATAATATAAATCTAGAAGCTGGATTAGGCTATAACGGCACAACGTCTGGATCATTTACTTTTTATGCTGGTGCACAAATTCAAGTCCAAGGTGGGAGTGCCGTAACTAATAGTTTGGGTGGTAACATTATTTTAACTACTGGTAAAGAAACAAGTGGAACATTAGGTAGTCAAATGAATGGTATGGTGGGTATTAATACAACGACTCCTAAAAATATGTTGGATGTAATCGGTAACATTTCTTGTTCAGTAATTACTGCAAGTTTGAATGGTAATGCCACGTCCGCAACAACCTCAAGTTACATGAGCGGTTCGTTAGATTATATAAATGTTGGAATCTTTATTAGCCCATTAAGTTCATCTGTAATTTCACAAAATACTGGTAGTATGTTCTATAGTGGAAGCAAATTATACATTTATACAGGAATTGGTACAGCATCTGGATTATCTGGATGGCAAACAGCATCTTTGGGTGGGTAATCACTATTTATTATAAAGTATGATAAATTATTCTGCGTCAATTAAAATTAGCCAGTTAAACCCAGAAACTGGAAGCCTTATATCAATGGCGGATTTTCTTCCCATTGTTAATAGCGGTAGCTTAACCACGTACAGAATAAGCCTAAGTAGTGTTCAGAATGCATTTTTTAATACATCAAGTATTGGTTCTGATAAAAATATAATATTCCAGACTGGAAGTGCATTAACAGCATCAAACAATCTAAATTATAACTATAGTTCAAGTATATTATTTGTTTCTAATTCAATTCAAACTCCTAGTATAACGGCGAGTTTGGCTGGGAGCGCAAGTTATGCTGCCACATCGAGTTTCGCCACAAGCGCAAGTTATGTTGCTTCGGGATTTTTAACGGTTGCAACTAGTGCAAGTTATGTTTCTGGTAGCAATGGTGTTTTGGGTAATTTATATTTTAATGTTAATGGGCAAAAGATATCAACATTTTATCCAACTTACACAAATACGGATTCTGGATTATATTTTTCATCACAAACCCCAACTTCTTCTGCTCATGCTGAAATTTATTTGGCACCATCTGGAAGTATAACATCAAGTTTAAATGATTCCATTAATAATGTTGGTTTATGGATGAATGGTATTTATAATGGTACTACCAATCCAATACCTGTATATTTAGGAGGAAATCCATCATCCAACCCACCAAGTGCCACCTTGACCGTTCTACCAAATGGATTTGTCGGTGTTGGAACCATGAATCCTTCTAGTAATTTGCAAGTCATAGGTATAATAAATGCCACGGGAATTACCTCAAGTTTGGCGGGAACAAGTAGTTGGTCTTCCAATTCCGTTAATTCATTGAATTCAACCATTTCACAGACCAGTAGTTATATAAATTATATTGGTCAGAACACAGGAACAAGTAGTTATGCTATAACAAGTAGTTTTGCCCAGTCCGCTAGTTATGTTACACCGTCTGGAACAACAATTAAGGGATTTGCAATGGTAACGGGTAGTAATGCTGGGTCTAAAACCACCGATCCATTAACAGTAGTTACAGGATATAATATAGCATCCGTTTCTCCTCTTGGATTATTGAATGTATATTCAGGATCATCGTTTTCACAGTATTGTTGGGGAGTTACATTTGTTAATGCGGTCAGTTCATCTAATTATATAGTGATAGGTAATGGTTGGGAAATGACTATTACTACTGGTTCAGGACATGCATCTGTATTTTTGCCACAAACCGCATCAATACTCAACAACAGAACAACTACGGCGTTTACTATGTCAGCACAGGGAGGATGGGCAGGAACTCCTAATGATTTATGGGGAATGAATTTTCAAGTAATAGGACATTAATTTATGGCAGATACTATACCAATTAGTCAATTAGCACAGCTAACTGTTAGTCAAATAACAGCTAGTGCAATATTTCCTATTTCAAATATATCTGATAACACCACGTTCAAAGTACTTGTTGGTGATTTGGACGCTTATTTTAAAACGTCAACTGGCAGTGTTCAGAATTTTGGTGGAACTTCAAAATATGCAATAACTGCATCCTATGCTACATCCAGTGCTACAGCAAGCTTTTTGAAATTTCCGAATGTTTCTTCAGCCAGTTATGCGGTAAAGGCTATAAGTTCTAGTTACGCAAATTCAAGTAGTTTCAGTACAAACGCTATATCTGCGGGATATGCAAGTGTGGCAAATGTGGTATTAAATCCATTTACTGCTACATTGGTTCCATCGTCATCCGCAACTTTATTTTTGCAGTATAATCCAGCAAATCCAAATAACGGAACGGCAAGTTATTCTATATTAAGCCAAAACAGTGTGACATCCAGTTACGTTAACGGAGCAAACATTTTCGCATCAAGCAGTGGATTTGCAAACAGTGCAAGTTGGTCACCAATTCAATTACCTAACATAACCAATTCCGGAAGTTATACTGGAATATTACAAAATAATCCAAAATATGCATTGGATATTAGTGGAAGTATTGGTAATAGTTCTACGGGTAATGGTATAAACCTTACTTTGGATAATGGCAGTAATACAATTTTACAATCTAATGCTGCCCAAGGTAGTTGGCATTTTGATGGTACTGGTATATTTTATTTTATATCATCAGGAAGTGGGATAGTTCAATATAGATTTGGTGGACTTGGTAATAATTCTTATGTCGGCGGAAGTGGAAACGGTGATTTCTTTGGGGTAAATACTGAATTACCACAACATACATTGGACGTTAATGGGGATATTAATTTTTCTGGAAATTTATCAAAGTCAGGCAATCCATTTACAGCATCATCTGCTATTTCTTCAAGTTATTTGGATGGAAACATTGTAAATAATAGGTTTGCACACACTAATGCTATAGCTGTAGATGATGGTACTGGTAATATGATATTGAATACCAATGGTGCCACGATAAAGATAACACGAACTGGTATGGTTGGTATAAATAATACTAATCCACAACAGGTATTAGATGTTAACGGATTTATTGGTAATAGTGTCGGTAATGTAAATATAATATCTGCTAATGGGGCATTAAGTGGTAGCAATTCAGGGTCAAGTATAACACTCAGTACTGGATTTGGATATAATGGCTCATTCTATAATGGGTCTAGTATTGCTGTACAAGGTGGAAATGGACTTTCCAGTGGAAGTGGAGCAAATATCATACTAAAGACTGGTCAACGTTCTGATTTTTCGGTAGGATCAGTGGGAATAAACACCAATAGTCCTAGCGCATCATTGGATGTAGTAGGAAGTATCAATTTTACTACTAATTTAAATAAGAATGGTGTCGCGTATGTTCCACCAACCAGTTCATATTCATTGAATGCATTAACAGCTAGTTATATCAGTGGTGTTGTGGTATCTAGTTCATATGCAAATACCGCAACCAATTTAAGATATAACAATCTTGGTTCCACCGTTGCTACTAGTGGAAATGGATTAATGTTAAATGATACTATCGGTTCATCCATGGGATTAATTGGTGGTGGTATTGATATTATCGAAGGTTCTGGTTCCACAACAGTCCCTTTTACTTTAAACAATCCTAGTAATCAACCAATTGCCATTATTGATAGATCAGGTAATTATACAACAACTGGGTATGTTTCGGCGTCCAACTTTTATGGAACGGCAAGTAACGCAGTAAACGCATTAACAGCATCATACGTTAGTGGAAGCAATAATAGCAATAGTAGTTCCTATGCATTATTTGCATTGAATTCGTTAACCGCTTCATATTCGTTGAGTTCATCGAATTTATATGTAGTATCATCATCATACGCAACATCTTCATTAACAGCATCGTATGCATTAACAGCATCATACGTTAGTGGAAGCAATAATAGTAATAGTAGTTCCTATGCAAACTTCTCGTTGTCATCCAGTTTCTTACCGAATGGATATAATGCCTCAACGTTTACTGGAATTCTTACAAATAACGTGTCTAATTTTGATTTGGCAAGTTGGTATAATGTTCCATTCAAGCCATCCAATACTCAATCTGTATTCATAGCAAATACAAATGGAGCGCCCGGATTCCAAGCAACAATAGTGATTGGAAACTTTTGGTATGGGGGAACTACATTTGAGCCTAGTAGTAGTAATTCTGTTATAGCCAGAGTAAATATGGACAGTATGACATATCAAACGGCAAGTTTGACTGGATCAGTAGGTTATACAATTGGGGAATTTACATACAATTCAAGCTCGAATCAATTATTTGCCTCAACTGTTGGTGGTAATGTATTTTTAATAAACCCAACCACACTGTCATCTTCATTGGTGATATATAATGGACAAAGTGGTAGTTTTGGCAGAGCGTCATCACTTACTAATGATGGGACATATCTATATGTAATAAATAATGCTGATAACAATGTGTTTAAGTATCAGATGTCAAATTATGCATTGGTTGCATCGGCATCGATTGCTGGATTTGGAAGAATAGCTAACATAAAATACGATGGTCAATATTTATGGATTCCTTCACAAGACATTAATGGTGCTATAGCAAGAATGAATCCAACAACATTGTCATATATTTCAGCATCAGTGGTGGGTGCTGATTTTATAACTGATGATATGGCAATCACTCCATCGCATGTATATTTGGGATGCGAGGGGTCTGTAACTAATCAAGTATATGTTATTAATAAAACCAATTTAAGTTATACTAGTTTCTTTGTAGACAATATGTATGCAATGTGGTATGATAATGAATATGTGTGGATGGGTTCATCAATAACTTCAAGTTTATATAGACTAGACCCGACCACAATGCTGATGGCTACATTTAATTGTGGGGTTAATTTACCTAATGAAATTGTGGGGGATGGTAAACGACTCATGCTCACTTCGTGGTTATCAAATCCTTGGCAAGTTACCCGTTATGTACCTGAATCTCCGATTTACATGACACAATTAGACTATGCTGCTAATTTTGAGTCTATATTTGGAATATCATTTTATACTGGAGAAGATTTAACTACTGGTATATTTAGTACAAATCAGATAAATATCTGGTCTGGAAAAATATCAAATGAAGTCGGTGGATTTTCGATAGACACAACAAACGGTGGAGTTGTGATTGGTAAAGCAATAACAGCATCAGCAATAAATTCATTAGACGTGTATGGAAACATATCATGTTCCGCAATTACCGCATCGTTATTTACAGGAACAAGTTCTTATGCAAATACAGCACAAACATCATCATTTATGAGATTGTTTAATCCCACAACCAATTCTTGGTATGCAATACAGATATCCGGATCAGTTGGTCAAGAAACTTTATTATTCACACCAACTACCTAAACTTTATGAAGAAAAATATAATTAACATAATATTAAGCGTGTTTGTCACGATATTATTGTTCACAACAACTGCATTGGCTGGAACATCAACCGTTTCAGTCGATAATAGTGGAAACATAGTGCATCCCGGTGGTAAGATTTCTGGAATTTTTGGTGGAACCGCTAGTTTTAACAATTTATTACCTGCTTCCGTAGCTGCTAGAATGCTGACAAACGGAAGTTCAATAACACTTACTATATGGACTAATTCAGATGGTTCCACTAACTATGGAATTTCTCTAGTTCCTGCTCCATATATGGCTGGAGATAACGCAACGAACACTTCACAAACTGTGCCACCTAATACAAATTCTTTGGTTTCGGCGGCACAGGCTTATATCATTGCTAGTCAATTAATGGCAAATATTCCTGCATCGGGAATTTCCGCTGCTCAACCGGTTCTTGTATTAGAATCGCAGGGTGGTGATATTGGTCAGGCAATGAATGCCCAATTCGCCGCTGGTATGCAAAGAAAAGGTTATATTAGAATAATTGGCTATGAAAATATTGAGGGACCTAATGCTCCATATAGTACTCCAGCATTAGATTCGATATTGAATTATATGGGAGTGAGTTCGGAGATTGGGTCATCCACAAATCAGTCAGTCACATATTCGGTTTCATATACTAATAACAATCAATATATTTCTCGTTATCAGAATAATGCATCATATCCCAACATGACACTTTCCATGAGAAAGTTATTGTCACGACAACAGACTAATAGTGTTGTTTTATATATAGCTGGACCTTCAGTAGCATTAAGTGATTTTCTAAATAGTCCAGCAGACCAATACGGAGGAACCGGAACCCAATTAATCAGTAATTTTTGTTCATATGCAGTTATTATGGGTGGCGGATATCCAAGTAATCTATTTGAGTTTAACTTAACTACCTCACCATCCACAGATAATTCATATGGTGCTCCGTTATGGCCAACGAACATACCACAGTATTGGGTTGATTATCAAGCTGGTACAAATATATACTTATTGACAACAAATTTCTCTCAATATCTTGAGGCACAGAGTCCTTTGGTTACATATGTGACACAGTCTGGAAACTATGTACAAAACGGAAGATGGAGTTGGGATTCTATGGCATTTTTGGCAACTTATCCACAGTTCATGACAAACTTTTTTGGTATACAAATTGGACACATTGATACTGGTCTTACTAATAATATTAGTTTATCAACAGGAACTAATTGGTGGTTACCAAGTGCTACTTGTACATTCCAGAATCATATTTCATTCACTAATTTCCCAGCATTAACCAGCATCCTTAATCTTATGTGTTTGGTGTCTCCTGATTCAGCATCATCAGATCATGTGATGTTTTCAAGTGGTATTACTAACCAAAATGAATGGCCTAAAACCTATACAATGTATCCTGAATTTAATGCTGCTTCAGGAACATGGATGACCAACCTTATTCATGAGCAATTTGAGACTGGTTGTACTCCTTGGCCAAATATTTATGGTATTTGGACAAATAACTTTGGCGGGTATCCATTGAATTTCAATAGTATGCTGGGAGAAGTAGACTGGCATCAAACTGGAACTAACGCTATAGTTGGGAATTCATCGGCGGAATTTTTTGGAACTGCTGGAACAGTATATGCTGGATTTGAGTTTACAAGTATCAACGTGACCAATGTATATGTTCATATGAACTTGGTGATGAGTGCTCTTCCCGGATCCACGGATAGCGCATTTCAATTATGTGCACAACCATTCATTTTAGGTAATTCTGGACAAGCTGCCAATGTTAACATTACTACTGGTGGTAATATACAATTATATAACGGATCAACCACGGCGTCATCGGTTGGGGCTATGGTGCCAAATGTGGCATACGATATATGGATGTTTTATTCTACATCGGCTACTTGTTGGGCCGCATTTTCCACAAATGGAACAATCCCAACATCCGGCAACAATTATGTTAGTGAAGCAGCCAACCATAGTTTGGGAATATCAGGAATTAATTTAACATCACCATATCAAGCAAATTTCTTTGTTGATAATTTAATTGTGTCAACGAATCCTATTCCTATACAGTTCCCACCAAATCAATATCCTTATGTTAAATTAATTAATCCATTAACTATTAATGTGCCATGGACAAATATATATCCATTTAGATTGGATGTTACGGCAACTGTCCAAACCATCAATAGTGCCAGTTTGATTAATTCTGATATTTATATAACCAATTTTACATCAGGTCTTTATAGTTTGGATAATCCAAATGAGGCGTTTGCAGCGACAAATCCTGTAACGTTAAATACGTTAACTGTATTTCCAAATGAAGTTATATGTGTCACCAACGTTGCTAATTGTTCATTAATTGGTAGTTATATAGTTCAGCATTAATAGTATATGTTTAAAAAAGTTCTATTATTTCTATTAAGTGTATTTATATTCTGTGATATAAATGCATCAATAATCCCATATAGTGCAGTAATCACTAATGCGGTCAATGAATTTACATTGGATATGGGTACTACTAATACAATTGATGGTATTTTTACAACAGGAACAAATTACATTGTGACTCCAAGTTGGCCAAATACTACTGGTTTTGGTACTAATCCTATTGGAACAATTTCAGTGTATATTGGGAATACAAGCCCGGCCACAACATTTGCGGGATTACAATGGGTTCCATATGACGCATGTTTTTCTAATGGAGTATTTAATGTGGGCGACAACTTAGAAACTCAAGCCTCTATACATTTCAGCCCATTAATTGGTAGATATGTAACATTATTGTTGCAAACAAATCAAAATTGGTTTTCCACAAATAATAATTGGGTATTGGTTTCTCCTCCAGCAACATTAAAGTGGGATTGCTATACTAACCAGATTCATGGTTGCGTTGGAACAAATTATCCAAATTTAGATGCTGTGGTTGCAGCAACCACATCTGTAAACGGTGGATTGTTGCAAGATTCTTCTGATTTGAGTTATTATTTGAGTGAATTGGAAGGTAAGCCGGTGCCAATTATTCTATCATCACAAACCAATTCATATCCCGGTGTAATTTATAGAGTGATCGATTTACAAAATCTTGCCCCAAACTATGCCGCACAACAGGCAAATATATTAAATGGAACATTACCAACAAACATCACGGTGAATGTTCAGGGCACTCGTGAGGTTGATTTTACTGGATGGCCATATATGGATGTGTGGTTTGGAGTAATCACGTTTTTGGAAAAACAAGGAGTACGATGGGTTTATGCTGATGAAGATGGTGATTATATACCTTATGGTAATGGAGTATCATTGTCATCTCTGCCATATAACTTTTCTCCAAGCGTTAGAAGTATATATGCTAATTTTAGTGTGCAACAATATTATCCTTGGAGTTTTGGAATTGTTGGCCCAACTAGACAGGGTTATTTATATTGGTGGAGAAACCATTGGACGAGTAGCGAAAATGGATTTATTTTTTCTGGGAACGAAATACAAAAGGCATCGGCACCCGGTGGATTGAGTATTTATTACTCAACAAATAATAGTGAATTTTCAGGATATCCACATAATTATAATAATGTTGTTCCTAGCTCAATACTAGAATTAACTAACCAAGTGATTAATGGTGTTCTTGTGGATACTAATTGGTGGGGATATAGAGGAGGTCAATATGTAAATCCTACTACTGGAGTTTACGATGGAAGTCCATATCAATTGACTTGGTCACAAACTAGTTCGAACTTAATAAAATGGGTGGCTCAAAAAATGATTGCGGTAGACACCTCAAATCCATTAGATTCAATATCACCTTTAACATATAAACAATGGAGCAGATACTATGGTATACTTCCTATTGATGCCACACTGTGGTCAACTAATCAAACCGAAGTTTCTTTGGACTCTCCTTTACAACCTGCGGGAGACGGATGGGTAAATGCAGGTGGAGCCTATTCATATTCACCACAATATTATTATTTAATTACTAACGTTGCATATCAAGTCACTCAGTTAGGTGGAAATCAAACTGTAATGGGACTGGCATATGCTAACGTTAACGCTGCGCCTCCTAATTTCAATAAATTTCCATCAAATATCCATATGCAAGTATGTGTTTATGGTCAACCCGTTTTATCGACTGCTTCTCCGCAGAATATATCTATATCTAACAATTGGGTGGCTTGGAACAATTTGACAACCAATTTAGGTGTATATGATTATCAATTATTATTAACGGATTTTTCACAACAAAATCCGTTGTTACCAGTTCCAGAAGTAAGTGGTATGGTTGATAGGGCTAAATTCCTACAAAACGAGGGAGTGTTTGAGGCGGGTTGTCAGGCTACCCCAAATCAAATTATTGATAATCCTTGGGATTATTACGCGTATCCACGAGTATGGTGGGATAAAACTCAAACCGCATCTAATTTATTAAGCGAATTCTTTACTGGATTCTATAATGAATCGGCGTCGCCGATGCTTAATTTTTATAATATTTTTGAGCAAAATGTCACAACGAATAATATTGGAATGCATGGACAGTCTAGTGGTTATGCTGAATCCATATTGCCCGGAACGTTTACTTTTCCAGTGCTTTATGCGATGCAAACAAATCTTAATTTGGCTTTTTCTGATTGTACCACATGGATTACATTACAGAGATTGAATGTTATTTCCAATCAGTTTGCATGGGTGATTGGTCAAATGAACTTGACGGGAGTGAATTTAAATGACCCTACGATATATACGCCAGTCCCTACTAATTCAATATTTACATTATTTGAAAATGATTTTACGAAACTACAGACAAGGGCTGGTAACCCATATCTTGATGCTTCTTCTGGGAACAATTATGCTACCACTAGTAACGCTGGTATAGGTGCCACAAATCCGTGGACTTTACAATATCAAGAAAGTAGTATACAAAAAACTTTTAATTTTACAAATTCTGGATATTATAGGGTTATAGTAAATGGTGGTTACGGATATTTGGGTAATCCCGGATTATGTAGAGTGACAATAGGAAATAGTTCGGCTCCGATTATATTTACTAATGATGGTAGTCCAGCGGGATATATTCATGGATATACTAATTTTTTATCAGTCAAAGCTGGTGCGAATGTCATGCAAATTGATTCGTTTAATGAAACAAACAATGCAGCGTCGCCCGGTGTCATTTACACAGCATCAATCCAATATTTGTTGAACACTGCACCGACTGCAACATTTGCGGCATCCACACCAACCAGTGGAGCGTACCCATTAACAGTCAATTTTAATTACACAGGAACAAATGGAACTAGTTTTCTATGGAATTTTGGTGATGGTTATACTAGCACCAGTGAGAATGTATCCCATACATATGATTTAGCAGCAACAAATACTGTAACTTTGGTGGTTAACGGAATGATAACAAATTCGGAAGCAGGATTGGTTGTTACCACAAATGGTACATTTAATCCTACAAACTATCTATATCAATTATCTCTTGGAACCAATGGTACGTCGGCTTACGCTCCTGCATCTGGAAATGCATCATCAACTACTTTGTGGTTAGGGACAAACTCAACATTATGGACTGCACCAACTAGTTTAGCTTGCGTTGGATATGCTTCGGCTATATCATCGCAATGTTGTTTAGTTGCATCCAATTTGGTTTTCATCTCATCGCATGTTAATTTCAGTGGAAAAACCCTTACTTTTCATGACACTAACGGAACGGGATGGTTTCCGGTAGTGACAAACCAAGTATTATTGGGGGACGATTTCGGTATAGGTCAATTGGATAGATCGGCTCCTGCAAGTATTCCATTACCATATTTATTCTCAACTAACTCAATCAATAAATTACAAGGTAAAACAATAGTGAATTATCCAGCATTTTGGGCACACAATTCTACCGCTCAAATTGAGTACATGTACATAGATGCGGCATATGATGGTCCGGGCGTAAATACTGGTAGTGGAGTTGAATATGGGTCTTGGATATCTCCTTATGCCAATGTTACTCAAGGACAGTGGGCAGCGTCATATGCCGTCAGCGGAGATTCATCCAGCCCAATATTTACAATGTATGATACCAATTTGGTTTTGTTGGGTGCAATGTCTGGTACAGGAGGATCGTTGGGTGGAGGACTAACCACAGTTGGTCTTGGTGTTTTTTATAGTGGCTACACTAATTTCTCAATTCTTCAACACAGTGGGTTAACGAACGGATTACAAATATTGAATTTGGGTACAAATATCACCAGTGTAACTGTCACAGATTTTGGTGCAATAGGAGATGCTATTCAATTTTCAGCAAGCTGTGTATCAAATTCATCATTAATTGTTACTACAAGTTCTGTTCCCAATACTGCAATTGGTGATAACATAGAAATATATAATGCAGGACCTATTACTCCATTAGGTATTAATAGTTTTGGTGTATATACAAATGGGTATTATGATTTAATTGCAACAATAACTAACATAGTACATGGAACCAATGTTTATATTTCGCAGGTGTGTTCTAATACAATAAATAATGCGTTCACAACTTATGGATATGATAATGAGACTGCAATAAATTCCGCATTGTCTTATATTTATGCATCAGGTAGTCCAAATGTTAATCTTTTGTTTCCCGCTGGAAATTATTTAATTTTATCAACCAATACAGATTTGGTATATGCTTATTGTGGTGTATTTTTGCGACAAGGTTGGATTAATATTATTGGTGCGGGAACTAATAACACTCGTTTAATTGGTCAGGGGGCAAGAGTAGTGAAACCAATAGGTTCTGGATCAGAAGGAAATGGATTCTTTCCACCATCTGGCCAGTTTGCTTCCACAAGAGGAATCATGTTTGATGAGATAAATATCGGTGTTTTCAGTGGAACAAATACACCATTAACTATTCAATCGATAAACATAGATGGGGGGATACCAAATGTAGCAACTAGGGATAATTATAATCGCAATGATGGATTTTTTATGAATCCTATAGATGGTATGGGTTTAGATGAAACTCATTCAGCTATAGAAGCATCATATCTATACAATTCCAATGGTGTACCGTCTGCTGGAAGTACATACTATAGTTGCGATTTTAGTATATATTGTACTAATACGATATTTGATAATTGGGCAGGAGAAGTGCTTAAGAATCCAAATCACAATACCAATGCAAATGTTTGCACATATTACAACAATGTATTTTACGATGATAGGTTTGATGGAGTTAATATCGGACAAGTTATGGTAGTATCAAACAATGTATTTGACACAGTTGGACAACCAATTGAGATGTATACAGCATCAATGACCTCTCCTACGTATTTTGAGGACAATCTTGTGACTAATTGTTTCGGTGAATGTGCTATAGGATTTTCACGTGGTTATAATAATATTCCTTTTGTTTATTTTATAAATAATACTTGTTACTATTTTAACCCATCACAAGGTAACATGTTTTTAAATTTAAATCATTTGGTTAATTGTGTTGTATCTAATAATTATTTTTGCGACACTGATCCAAATGGAGGGAATGGTGAATTTTCTATAGTAACAGGGTCTACTAGCGGAGAAATAGCATTTACATGTCAATCCAATATTTTGGTTTTAAATAACACATTTGTTGATACGCCATTTATGATAGGTTCATGGAATGGATTAACAACTTTCCCTGCGAACGACATATATCATTCGGATACAATCATTGCTGGTGGAAATAAAATGATAAACACTAATACATCCGGAACTGTTATTGGGCACTTATCTCTTAATTATGGATGGACTACCAATTGTTCATTTAATAATAACGATTGCAGTCAATTCAATAGTATTGGTGGAAACAGTGTTTATGTATTTCCAACATTATACAATTTTGGATTAACATTTGATTCATCTTTACCAACAAATTTAGTACAATATGATCAAGTATATACTACTAATGGTTTGGTTATAACAACTAATAATGTATACACAACGTATCCTTTGGTATCAACCAACAATACCTATTGGACAGAACTCAATACTGGAAATGCAGTTAATTATATAAGTTATGGATTTGGTTCGAAATTTTATCAGATTGGCACACAATCAACAATATTGATAAATAGTGATTCTAATTGTATACCATCGGGTGCACAAATCACGATGTTCAATGATAATTTGGTAAATTTTCCATTATATTTAAACAATGCTAATGGAACAAAAGTTACGGTTACTAATCAAACCGCAGTTACATTGAATTGGTCCACCAATAATGTATGGGTGGTGGCTCCGACAACCGTGATATATTTCCTACCATTTCAATTTTAATAATGAATAAAATTTTCAAATTTGAGAATCTAGTAGGCATCTCTGCATTATTTGTTGCTGGTTGTGCGGCATATTATAGTATAATTGGAATATCTACATTATTTAGTGGATCGTTTGTGGCAGCAATGATAATGAGTTTTTCTCTGGAATTGGGCAAACTCACAGCCACCAGTTATCTATTTAGATTTTGGCAAAAAACTCAATTATATCTTCGAGTGTATCTTATAATGGCGGTATTGATACTTAGTTTAATCACTTCTCTTGGTATATTTGGATATTTGAGTGGAGCATATCAGTCTTCTGCAATGGAAAACCAATTATCGGAAGAGAAGATATCTACTATAGAAAGTCAGAGAGAATATTCACAAAGTAAGATTGTGGACGCAAGAAAACAAATAGAACAATACACTAAATTAAGGTCACAACAGGAAAATAGAATGGATCAGTCCGTGACGAATTTATTGATTGCTAGAAATCCAATAGAGATGGAACAATTACAAGAACAGACCAAAGAAATGATAGACCAAAATCATACGGATATTGAGGCACAGAATCAAATCATTCAGAATAGCACCAAGGATTTAGAAAATTTAGATTCACAAATATCGGATATTCAATCCAAAATAGGCGGCAAAAAAGATATGATAATCTTTAAATTTGTGGCCGATGCAGTTCATATGAGTATGAATAGTGCTGTAAAATGGTTTATACTCCTATTGATAAGTGTATTTGATCCTTTGGCGTTATGTCTATTATTAGCATATAACACCTCAATAACCAAAGAAAAAATCATACCACTTAATGATATTATAGAACCACCATTGGGACAATCTATTGTTAATACGATAGCGGAACCAGTAGTTAGTAAGATAGAGGAATCTATAACTGGTTCAGTGCAACCATCGGTTACTCCACCACCAAAGACACGACAATTACCAGCAAAATTGCGCGGAATGTTCTCTTTTTGAAATATAATTAATTTTTAAAGCTTTAATTAGATATATTACTATATATTACATTGACTAACATGAAACAATCTGATATTATAGAGGTAATAAAACTTTTAAGAAGTGCTAATAAGCATGGCGATTGGGATGAAGTATCTGATGCCATTATATATTTAGAAGAATATTTGGAAGAACTCTTAGAAGATAACGAGGAAGATGGAAATTTTTAAATATGTTGACTGCATTTATTATAGTATCGATACTGCTAACCATAGCGATATGTGTTATTGGGGCCGGGATAATTGTTATTGGAATACAAACCGATAAAATAACCACTTATGAAAACTGGGTTATTGAGTTTCATAAGGATGTCAACAATACATACACCAAGTTAAAACAGCTAGATGAACGAAATATTTTTTCAAGAGACGATGAGGTAGGTTTTGCTTTTTCTCAAATGGTTTCCATAATGGAGAAACTTAAGGATAAAATTAAATGAGAAAATTGAAAATTAAGACACGAAAACAATCTTCCAAACCAAAAAATACAAAAAAAGAGAAAACGGTACTCGTTTTGGAACCTAAAAAGGTTTCTTCTTCTCCAGTGCTCCCAATTGAGGCTAAGGTTGAAAAATCTACACCAAAAATGTATTTCACTAAAGATACAGAAGACTCTATTATTACCTATAATAAAGAGATAGATGATTCTATCCGTAATGATATTTACAACAATAAAATAAAATACGCGTTTGAGAAATTGGTGGAAAATGTATTTAACACGTTTAAATTTTCATATTTTGATGTTAGTCCTCTGGATATGCAAAAAGAAACCGTGTCACATTTAGTATCAAATATTCATAAATTTGAGGCAGGAAAAGGTAAAGCTTTTAGCTATTTCAGTATAGTCGCAAAAAACTATTTAATCTTCCATAATAATAACATATATAAACGTAGGAATCAGCATGTGAATATATCAGATACTCCATCGGAATCATCCGTGTGCTTACAAAGTCTAGATTCATATCATAAAGACGTGGAATTGGATGAATTTATGGAAATGATGATCCAATATTGGGAAAAGAATGTCGGGAAAGTATTCACTAAAGAAAGAGACTTGAATATAGCTAATGCCGTCATAGAACTGTTTAGGAACTATAAGAGAATAGACTGCTTCAATAAAAAGGCATTGTATTTTTATATTAGGGAAATGAGTGATTGTCGTACCCAACAGATAACAAAAGTCATAAATAAATTCAAATATCATCAAGATAATATCACTCGCCTATATCAAGAACATGGTACATTTTCATCAAAAATCTGATAAATTTCATATATATTATATATGGATACAGAATTTGAGTTATATAAAAACAAGAAATTTTCAAGTCTTTTAAAAGATGTTGTTGTTAATAGTGAACAAAAAAGAGCACAAATAGACATCTTTGTTAGTGACTTGAGACAGATGATAAAAACTCCTCAAGATGCTATAACAATAGTTCCCTTAATACGTGAATATCTTGATGTTGGGGTTAAAAACGACGAACAATTAGTAAAATTGGCCGCAATTGTCCAACGTTTAATTGCTGCTACTAATAGTGCCGAAGCAACTACTGGATTTGGTGGTATAACTGATGAAGAAAGAAAATCTCTAATGGCCGAAGCGGAGAAAATAACAAAGGAAATGAACACTCCACTTGTTAATCTAAATGCGTAAATATGGCATATTTTGAGAAAAAATCAGGAGTTGGAGGCAATTCTAAATTGAATGATACAGGACTCGGCTCAATCATGGGTAATTCAATGGGAGATTCCGTTGAATTTTATGAAATGGAACCCGGCATTGTATTGGATATTATTCTTGATGAAAATCATCCAGTTTTAAAGAATAAAAAAATAGACGTATCTTCATTTCCTGATAATTACGATAATACATCTCCTAGTCCAACCGATGTAGATTATACATGGATAGGTAGGGCATTGGTTAGAATGGTAAATAGTCAACAGGCTATTGCTAAAGAAAGATTGAATTGGGCACTTCCGCTCGATGTCAGTGGTATTATCGAATATCCTCTTATAAACGAACCTGTTGTGGTTGTTAAATATTTCGGTAATCTATATTATACAAAACGCTTAAATCTTAGGAATTTTATAAATAATTGCGGAGATTATAAATTTGAGAAAGTTTATGGAATCAATAATGGTTTAGGCACCTTCGGTCCTCAATCATTATTAACAAATAAAACCTATATTAACAATGATTACATTGGAAGTCTGGGTTCATACTTTCTAAGTAACAATTTTATACGTCGTTTAAAGAAATATGAAGGAGACACCACCATTGAGAGTAGGTTCGGGCAATCTATACGATTTGGTGCATACGATGATAACAGACAAAACGATAAGGGTGATAACGCAAATTACATTGGAGATACCACATTAAATCCACCCAGTGTGGGTGGTGGAAATCCCATGATTCTTATCAGAAACAGACAGCGTCTGATAGCATCCAATTCAGCCCAACAGCAATATCCAAAATTGCCCCCAATTCCACCAATAACAAATTCCGAGAAAAATGTAGGAGGATTGATAAATGAAGATATAAATAATGACGGGAGTTCTATACATATGACTTCGGGTTTAACGGTGTCAAAATGGCAACCAACTGTGTATAAATCGATGTTTGGTGTTAGCGAAGAACAGTCAGCATTTAATGGATCAAGTACCTTTCAATACCCGATTTTAGATGGTGATCAGATTATTATAAACTCAGATAGATTGATATTGAGTTCCAGATTCGGTGAGACTTTTCATTATAGTAAGAAGAGATATGGAGTTGTTACTGATAGTGAAATTACCATGGATGCACAGGATCAGATAGTTATCACCACGAATAATAAGACCGTCATAAACAGTCCAGAAATATATCTTGGCCAATATGATCAGACCAGTGAACCTGTATTATTAGGACAAACCACTGTAAATTGGATGTTTCAATTATGTGGATGGTTACTTGCACATACTCATTTGTATAATCACACCCATCCAGATGCTCAGGGTGGTGACACAGGTAATTCAAATGCAAATATAACACAAATGAGTATTGAACAACAGCAGTTAATAGCATTACAAACTCAATTAAATGAGCTATTAAGTAGACGAGTTTTTGTTACAGGTGGAGGTTTCGCTCCCGGAGCTAACGGTGGGACACCGAGTGGATATGACGGAACTGGACAAGCAACTACTATAAACGTGGTAAGTGGAGAAGGGGTTAGTGGAGGATTTTCAGGAACTAACTACAAATAAAACTAAATAATACTCGATTTATTTAATAATTATAGATATATGAACTCACAAGATTTAAAGAATATAATAAAGACCATAGTTCAAGAGGAAGTGAAAAAACAACTTCCTTCTATGATAACACAAGTACTTTCAGAAGCATTAACTGGTAATAAATCACCAGTTGTAAAACGACAAGTTATTTCGACTCCTCCTGTTGTGGCTAAACCAAAAGAACAAAAACAGTATGTTAAAAACCCTCTTTTAAATGAGATTTTGAATAATACAACGGTGAAAATTAAACAAGAAAATACACCGTTTGTCGGGTATTCTGAGACATTTGCACCCGGTAGTTCAGAAGATATTAATATAATTGATAATAATCAATCAGAAGAAGAGAATATTGATTATGGTTCATTAAATGAATCGCATGTAAATCAGATTCCCGTGGTATCAAACATTACACCTACCACACAGGAACAGGCAAAGGTTTTAAGTAAGATAAATAGAGATTTTAGGTCTATAATGAAGACGGTGGATGAAAAAAGGAAAAATGGGGGATTTAGCAGTGGAGCCGTATCATTGGAGCAATAATTTATGTTGCCTCTTATCAATCCATCATCCAATACAACACCCTATCCAATTGGATTAAGTATTCCAATTCAACGTGGTAGTGCTGGATATTTTGATCAGACATATGATACAGTATCACAAACAAAGATGAATATAATGAATTTATTGAATACTGTAAGAGGGGAACGACGATTTCAACCACTTTTTGGAAGTGGTTTACAGAGTGCGTTATTTGAGCAGAATTTATCAAATTCTCCCGATGTGCTAAAGCAAATAATAACGGATGATATAAACACATGGATTCCTAATGTGGTTATTACTGATATTGAGTTTAATTTACAGGGAACTGACAGCAATACATTAATAGATAACTACATAGTATATATAAAGATACTGTTTACCGTGAACAATGTGAAAGACAGTATCAATTTAGTATTGCAACAAAACGGTATTTAATTTATGGCAAACAAAACGTCTAAAAATTTTAATAATGTAACACAGCGTGACATCCAATATCTCAATAGAGATTTCGGTTCTCTGAAGAATCAATTAATTAGTTACGCCCAGACCTATTTTCCTAAAACTTATCAAGATTTTAGTACTTCCTCGCCCGGCACTATGTACATAGAAATGGCAGCATATGTTGGTGATGTGTTGTCATATTATACAGATTATCAATTCAAAGAGAGTTTGATGCCATATGCCCAAGAACGTCAGAATGTTATTGCTTTGGCTAAATTCTTGGGGTACACACCATCGGTATCCAAAGCATCCACGGCTACATTGGACATTTATCAATTAGCACCTGCCGCACAAGATTCTTCTGGTAATTATGTTCCGGACACGAATTATTGTTTAAGTATTCGTGAGTATATGCAAGTAAAGAACTCATCTGGAGTGAGCTATATTACGACAAATCCAATAGATTTTTCCGTAAATACGGCACTTGATCCAAGAGATGATGCGGTATACACCAGAGATAACTATGGTATCCCTCAATTTTTCTTATTACATAAAACTGTCAACGTATTGGCCGGAGCCATAGTGTCGAGAACTTTCCCCATAGGAAGTCCAGTCCCATTTTATCAATTAACTCTACCCGAAAACAATGTATTAAATATACTATCCGTTGCTGATTCTGATAATAATCAATGGTATAAAGTAGATTATTTGGGTCAAGATTTGATATTTACCAACGTAGATAATACTCAGACTAATGACGGACAATATTATGTATATCAATCAGAAGTTCCTAAATTAATTAAGAGCCTAAGAACAAATAGGAAATTTACGGTCAATGTTACTGCGGATAATTCCACGTTTTTGGAATTTGGACCAAATGCTGATTCTATATCGGATGAGATCGTATTTCCAAGTGCTCAATTAATCGGGGTTGGTTTGAACAACATATCCACATTGGGATTGTCACTCGATTCATCCACATTCCTTCAATCTAACACTTATGGACAGGCACCAGCTAATACAACATTAACGGTGACATATATTGTTGGGGGTGGATTATTATCAAATTGCCCAGTAGGAGATATAAACTCAATTTTCTCCGTACAATATAATAACAATCTATCAACATTAAATCCCTCGCAGTTATCGCTATTACAAACAGTTAAAAACTCATTAAAAGTATCAAATCCATCGCCGGCCACAGGCGGAGCCGATCAAGAGAGTGTGGAACAGATTAGACAGAATGCGTTAATGAATTTCACATCTCAGAACAGAATGGTGACAGAGGATGATTATATCGTCAGAGTATATAGTATGTCTCCGATTTATGGATCAATATCAAAAGTAACGGTAAAATCTGATAAAAACTTAACGGTCAATAATATCGCCAGTGGATATCTTGATTATAACGATGTTGCTACACTGACTCAAAATGCTCAAAGTAATTACTACCGAAGGGTAAATTATGATAATTCAGACCCATTTGGTATAAATTTATATATATTAGGTTATGATCAGAATAAGAACCTTACCACCATAAATGATGCAATCGTTCAAAATTTAAGAACATATCTAACTAAATATAAGATGTTAAACGATGGCATCAACATCATAGATGGTTATATTATCAATATTGGTGTAAATTTCCAAATTATGGTCTATTCCAATTATAATAAACAAGATGTGTTAAATAGCTGTTTAGCGGTTGTTCAAGACTTCTTTGACATAGATAAGTGGTATTTTGATATGCCTATCAATTTAGGTCAACTTCAGCTATCTATTGCCCAAGTTAATGGTGTTCAAGCCGTAACTCAATTAAGTATAAATAATCTCACTGTAAATGACGGAAATTATTCTCCATACGAATATAATATCCAACAAGCTACAGTTAACAATATTATATATCCGAGTCTCGATCCATCTGTTTTTGAGGTTAAATATCCTAACGAAGATATAAAATGCAGTTGTGTATAATATGGTTGTTTTACATTTTAGTGGATAATTTGAAGTAAACCACTTTTTATTACGCGTTCTTAGATATTTATATCATAACGATATGCATACTTTTATTTATCCAAGTCAAGATACCTACATAACTAACGAAAGTGGTTATGATGGAAACAATTTTAGTTTAGATTCTACATTAGAAATCAAGGCAGTCAATACATCCATCCAGACCGAGATATTATATATTACACAGAGCGTATCGGGATCAACCGCATGTGATATCAATTTATACAGTTTTTCTGGTTCTTTTTATGGAAATTTGAATGGGTATATGCCAAGTTCACAGGTATTTGTCACAGGAAGCGGAAATTTCATAACTAATAATTTCTCTGGTACGATTATATCCAGTTCTGTTATTAATTATAGTGGATCGGTTAGCGGATCATTCTCAGGAACAGTTACTGGATCATTCAGTGGTTCCGTTTTATACGTTCCAAATAAAACCTCTTACATGAGCGGAAGCATAATCAACTTTACTGGAGACATATCATCCGGAAGCATTTATAGTGGGTTTGGGGGGATATATAGCCCATACATAGGATATGTTACAGATTCTGTAATATCTAGAACACTAATGCAATTTGATGTGTCCATCATATCACAATCAATATCAAATGGAAATATAAGTAATACTGGTTCGTTGGGGTATTTTTTAACACTGAAAAATGCTCAAGCAAATGAAGTACCGATATCCTACACAATATTTGCATACCCACTAACTACTCCATGGTATTCAGGGGACGGTAGATATCAATTGGGTGGGTCCAATAATGGCGTTAGCTGGGATTTCACCAATTATTATAGTGGAAGTCAATGGACTAATCTCGGCGGAGATTTTGTGACATCTAGTCAATATTCCTCGTTTCAAGTGTTCAATAATACAAATTCCGATATTAAAATGAATATTGGTAAGATTGCCAATGCTTGGATAAGTGGCAGTTTACCAAATTATGGTTTGATATTGATTACATCATTGGAGACTTCTAGCATGGTATCAAATAACAAATTGAAATTTTTTGGTACACACACAAACACAATATATTCTCCATATTTAGATGTTAGTTGGAATGATAGTATATATAACACTGGTAGCTTGTTGCCAGCAATGTATCCGTATAGTGTTGTTTTACAGAATCTTAAGGCTCAATATAAATTTGGTAGTGTTCCTCGAATTGATGTATATTCTTCCCCTGTCAATCCATTGAAGAATTTCAATAAAGCTACACAGACTAGTTATTATATAACCTCAAGTTTCTTGCCAGCTCCAGCATATTACATGGTTAAAGATAAAGAGAGCGAAGAGGTATTAATTAATTTCGATCAAGGAACTATTCTTAGTTGTGATGGCAATATAAACTATTTCATGATGGATACATCAGGTCTTCCACAGGAGAGATATTATAAAATACTAATTAAAACTACCGATTCTTCTGGTGCAGTGAACATATTTGATAATAATAATATATTTAAAGTAGTAAGATGAGTGATTTAAGCAATTACATTAATAGTTTTGTTACCACTGGAATATTCAGTAATAACTTGGATGGCATGGGAAATGTCGTTTTAAGTATTAGTGGAAGCGTGGCATCACAATCATTTATGGCGTACGGATTGTCAAATAATGAATATAATGATACATCCATATCAAAATTGTATTCAGTAAACATAGCTACTACAACATCAAGTATATCACAATCCACGACATCATCCAATCAACTACAGAGTTCATATAATCAAGTTGTGGCACAAAATCAATCATTGACTCAACAATTGAATAGTTTGGTAAAGGTTGCGGACTCAAATACTAATAACGTACAAGTTCTTGCTGATAAGAACTTAATAATTCAATTAAGAATACAGTTGGGACAGGGAAACAGCACTACGGATTTCAATCCTATATTTCCATATACTCCTGTAACACCAGCATAATATGTCATTCCCATTTCTAACAATATCATCTGACACGGATAATTTGAACACTGGATCATATTTTGATTCCACCGATCTTTCAACATTTTATGTTAGCCAATCAACTGACAATTTCTTCGGCTCATCATATGAAGATTTTATAGAGTTCTCAGTTTTTGATATAAGTGGAAACCAAATAAATTGGAACATACTTAAGAAAACTGATACTTATAACATAGTTTCCTCTAATTATATCGATGTCACTGGTAGTAATTTAAGCTACAACTATCCACGATATAATTCTAGTTATGCAATTGCATCCAATCGAGAAATATTGTTAAATACTGTAAATGATTTAACGAATGTTGGGATACAGACCGGTAACCAAATTGTTTCATATAATTTCCTAAGAAATGTTGCCGGTGATAGTAACAATTTATTGGTGATAAAATCCATATCTACTGATAGAACCGAAATACAATTGATACCAACATTTGTATTCGATGCAACTAATCCTCAAAGTATATTGATAAATAACTGGTATGATGGTTTTTGCCAAAAGAAAACAATGGTTAACGATATCATCAATTTATTGATTTCAGCCCTAGATAATTTCAATATAAATGACGGATACAACACATTAATTAAATCTAATCCACAAGTATTGAATTCGTTTAAAACTATATTTGGATTATCATCTAATTCGGATATTATCAATTTTTTAAATGGTATATACAATGGGTACAATATTTCATACAAGAATTCATCGGGAATTATTGTATCAAAAACCTATTTGGGAATAAAGTCCTACATAACTAACTGGTTGCACACGTATTATGCTGATATTGTGTCAGAAGAAGAACTTCACGCACAATTTCAATTCATTGTGGATACATCAGTCAATACGGCTCTAATTGCGCGTAATTATAATTATGGAAATTTAGATTCCAGTGGATCGGTTGCAAATTTTATAGATAATATATTCTTCAATAATTTCCTATCACCTGAACTTGAGGTTATATTCAATCAATATACCGATAAGTTTTATTCCTATTTAAAAAATGCATTAAATTTTGGTAACAATGTTGTATTACCTATAATTGACCATACTTACACATTGGATGACAACAATGACATAATATTAGTTGCTAAATTATTCAGTCCATTGGGTGAATCTATTAGTCCACGAAATACTTGTTGGGTGTCTAATATATCAATTGCTCCGCTTATTCAGAAAGTAATATTAACCCAACCATCAAATGTAGTCAAGTATAAAATTGCTGGCCCAAATTTCAACGCAAATCCAAAAATAAAAACTAAACCGATAACGAAGACGGTAGATTACACAAACCAGAATCAATTAAATAGTTCCAATTTACAGAATCAAATAGAGTTTAATAAGAAATTACAAGCACTGAGTGTGGATTATTCTAGTTTCAGTAATTTTGTATTATTTTCGTCCGCTCAATTACGAATCAAATTATTCGTGAATAAAGTTAACCAATTAAATTCGCTAACATCATCTCTTAATAATGTACAGATAAGTGCATCGTCCGAAAATTATTCTGTAAGTTCCTCATTTTCATACGATACAACGTCATTGACTGAGAAAATTGATGCCATATACAAATCATTTGATGGATTTGAGTCGTACTTATACACCAATCAATACTTGATTAGTGGATCAAATTATCAAAATTATATAAGAGGTGCCATCGATTACGATTTCAATAACAGAGACGCGTTTGTAAATAATACTCCTGAATTCATAAAGAGCAATGATGACAATTCAGATTATTTGGTGTTCTTGTCGATGGTGGGGCATTTCTTTGATAATATTTATTTATACATTCAAAATTTCCCAACAACTCAGTATTTGAGCAACTCAAACTCTAATTCCTTTGTTAGTACTATAGCAAATAATTTATTAGAACAATTTGGTTGGAATCCTATTAGTTCGGTGGAAAATGTATCCAGAGAATCTTACTATTTAAACAACGCGCAGTATAGTGGCTCCCAAGCAATTAGTGGAGTCAATAAGATGAATATCATATGGAATAGAATATTGAACAATCTACCAATGATATATAAGGCGAAAGGAACCGAAGAAAGTGTCAGAATATTGGCCAATATTTATGGTATTCCTTATAGTTTTCTCAATATCAAAGAATTTGGTGGAAACAGTTTGTCTGATTACGATAATAGCTCATATTTGTTTCAAAGTCGTTATTATTTCACCAGTTATTCAGGAAGCAGTGAATATGTTCAATTGCCATATAATCCGTCAGTTCAGTCAATGGAGTTTAAATTCTCCTTTGATAGCACACACCAATACAACTGGAATGATGTAATCCAATTAGTGTATAAAGATCAAAATTTTCAAGTGTTCGTGACGAAGGCTTATCAAGATTACATGGGTATATTGTCTTTCAGTTTCTATGATCAGACTATATCTACACAACCTCTTCCTTTATTTAATGGGGACGTGTTCAATGTGCTCATTCAACAACGGGATGTAACTTCAGAATTTGATGTGGTATATACTAATGTCATTCCATCAATATACAGTTTACAGGTTAATAGTGTTGAGAATGATAGAGTTATATTTCAAAGTTCGAATGAATTGTTATTAGGAAGCCAATATATTGGATATTTTACATCCAGTAATTCAGTTTGTTTCGGAAATACTCCCTATGGAAATAACAATTTCTTTGGTAATCTCGATAAAATAAACATATGGAATTACCAGTTGTCTCAAAGTGCATTTATAGATCATTGCAAGAATTTCGATGCATATGATGATTATGATCCTACCAATACTTACACCCATTTATATTTCAGATACAGTTTTGAGTATCCGATTAATTTAGCATCGGCAAGTATGGTTAGTGTTCCAAATGCTATAGGATATAACGGATTGACTGGTAGTGCTTATAATTTTCCATATAATACACTGGCATATGTGTCATCTAGTTGTTTATATGTCCCCATATCATCTTATCCATTTCAGTTTGATGAATTTGACATAACACAAAATGTAAATTTGTCTAACTTTGGACCAAATAAGCTTAAGAATTATAGAATCAACAAGGTCGCTCAAACCGCGCTGGCAAGATTAATGCCGACCGAATTGAGCACCACGCCTGTATTAGTCAGTAATGATTCCAATTTGGTTGCTGCTTACATTTCACCATACGTAACTAGGGATAGTGACATTCTAAACTTTATTGGTAATTACGATATAATGAATATAGTTGGTGACCCATCGTATTTATACAGTTCTAGTTATGACGCTTTGGAAAAATTACGGGATGATTATAATAATTATAATTTAGCGGAACCTATATTATATCAAGAATTTTTCACGATATACAAATTATTCATAGACAGTTCATTTTTTGATTCTATTAAGAGATTGACTCCAGCACGAAGTAAACTTATAACGGGAACATTGATTGAGCAGTCGTTAATCGAGCGAAATAAGTATCAAAATATACCAATACAATCAAATAACATTGGTGTATTGCCATTTACTCCAAGTCAGAGTTTATATGATATTACAGCTAATTCTATAATAGTAAATAATGCTCCCATAACGATGAGTATACCAACTCAGATAACAAATGGATATGAGAAGATTTCCACACGTTATATTAGTAATGATAAAGTGGATGCAAGATTTTCATCGTTGTCTATAAATGGAAATTGTTTGATTCACCCATACAATAATGGATTTATTACACAAAGTGTTTATAAACTTTCCAAAAATGTTCATCATTTGAATTATATCCCATTAGGTTTAACTAATGGTGTTCCTACCCCGAGTGAATACACATATGTCACTCAATCCGTTAATTTTTATAATTTCGCTTCTGGAAATAATTTCCTATCAGGATTGTTGGATAAGGCGTTATATCCCGTAGGTCATTATTCTTTAAATAGAAACAGACACGGATTATCATTTTCTACCACTAATTTGAACACTGTGGATGCAAGTGGTAGTTTAGATGGATCATCTCCAATAGAGGTAACTGCGGTAAATCAGAACACATCTATACAAAAATTGGTATCGGTTTGATTAAAATAATTTATTTTTCTTATATTTATATATATATTAATATGGCATATCTAGATAACACAACAATAACGGTGCAAGCAATATTGACAAATAAGGGTCGTCAATTATTGGCTCAAAATGGAACATTGAACATTACATCATTTGCGTTGGCTGATGATGAGATAAATTACAATTTATATCAACCAAATACCCCACTCGGAAGCGCATTTTATGATTTAGGTATAAGAAATACACCAATTTTAGAGCCATTTAGTGATGAAACTCAGAATTTGAAGCATAAATTGGTTTCTTTGCCCGCTGGCGTCACAAGTATTCCAGTTGTTAGTGTTGCTCAGACCAGCATTGTGACGGATAGCAAATATTCTGGACAAATCATATTGGCACCAAGTACCAATCCATCGTATGATACAACCCTTGGGTATACTGCTGTATTGGTCAATAAAAACGTTGGAAGTATTGTTGTGACTCAGACAAATAGTATAAATAGTACATCTGCCACAGTTCCCACGTTCTTTGGATCAGCTATCACGGAATCATCTCAGGTTGTTGTCGGTGTACAATTCCAGTTCATCCCTAATTCAACATTGGTTACTACTACATCTACACAAATCATAATCATAGGTAACGAGAGTGGTGGAAGTGTGACTATTCCTGTTACAGTTACGGTGCCTACGAACTCTTAATATTTTATGATATATCAGCAATTTAATCCAACAACAGATATAGTAGCAGGAAGAATACAAACTGTAACATCCGGTTTCTTTAATGATGGTAATTATTCGGTTTCCCAACCAATTTTCACCACCAGTTCTACTCAAACCACCCCTTTTTCTAATCCGATCACCAATAATATAAACACCAATGTATTAAATGGATTATATTACTGGAATGTATATTATAATAATCAAGTACATTTTTCATTGGCTTATGGAAATCTATATGGAAATGGAAGTCCTGTTAGCGATTTTTCGACCACAAACATATTCCCAACAATTGCAACTTATCAAACCTATCTCAATTTGCTATTAGACCCATCACAGACCGCATTCTCATTTCTTACTGGATCATTTAATACATCCACTAATACATCAAATGCGTCCGCTGCTACTGGATCATCCATCTTTATTATAAATTTTGAGAACAATCTTTATAAAAATGATGTTAATCCGGGCCAAGTATCATTCTCCCTCACGGGAAACAATGGAACATTTACGTTTATTGATGATTCTACCATTATAAATGGAACATCTAACGTATATAACATAATATCTGGTGCTATCTCTCCAACTACTGGATTGATCACCCCATATTATTCTTCAACTAATACTATCCCATACAATTCGTATGGACTATTCTATCCAAATGACGGAATAATCATATTAAATGCCGATGCTATTAATAATCTATTGGGTGGCATGACTGGTATTGATTCGAATGGAAATACGATCCAATATTCGTCCACATTATATAATAGTATATCTAATCCACAATATAATTTCCAGTTATATCAAAGCTGTCTTTACAATGCAATTGTTACTTCGGCTCAACCAATGTATGTTGTAAAATCGGAATTAATTCCTACAACACAATATTACGTAAGAGTACAAAATTCAAACTTCAATTACACAAACAATCCAACATTTGTTTCGACTGGCAATGATGGCACTGGATTGACTAAAGGAACTATAAAAATTCCAGCATTGAGAAACAATCCTACCACATATATAACAACTGTTGGATTATATGATAATAATAATGAGTTGGTTGCCGTTGCTAAATTAAGTCAACCGTCGGCCAAAAGTTTTGATAATGAGTATTTAATCAAAGTTTCACTGGGATATTAAAATAAGTACGTAATTCAGTAATTACCGCTTTGTTTGATTATATTCCAACAAATTTGCTATTTATTTAGTAAAGCAATGATTAAATCTTTAGACAAAACTGATGTATTAAATACACCGTTTCAAGCAATAAAAAACTGGGAGGTTAATAATATTGATCCTTCTGATTTGATATTGTGGATGTCTCAGTCCATAGATTTGAATTCTGGTATAACCTCTTCGTTAACTGGGGATATATCATTGACTTACATTGACTATGGTGATAATAGTCCGGGATATCCCATCACAAACAGTAATTGTAATATTGCATTACAACAACAAACTGAAGGATATGTTACTTACCGAAAAGGTACAGTAAATCCAAATGTATTGTATCCTACCTCAAGTTTTTATACTTCTAATTTACCTAATTATGATGCGAAAACCAATCCGCAAAATATCGATAGGACGTATACAAATTTGATTTATATTGAAAATCAGCATTTGTTTTACAATAATTATAACAATTTCACTCAAACTTTTGGTATGGAATCTGCGGATTTGTCAACTACCAATAGATTGTTGACTAATACTATGGACGTTTTTACGGTTCCTCAAAATAAATTTGGAAATAAGATTGTGCCACGAACTGTATTTATTGTTGATGATAGTCTGGATAAACCATATACTATAATAGACGATGGAAACTGCAATTTAATTTTTTCAGGAAGCGTGTTCTCAACAATTGAGATAGATACGTTGTTGAATAGTATACAAAAGAGTTTGAATGCTTCTATATATTCATACGATGTGACTGGAAGTATAAGTGACACAATTTCTAATTTAGTTTTCAATACATTCGGTGCATTATCCAGAGTTAGTTCCTCTGTGATATCCTCAACCATTTTAGGAGGAATAGCTCCGTATGATATAAACTGGTATGTTGTGGGAGATTATAGTGGATTATGGACTTTAACCTCTACCACTGGCCCCAACACTCGGGTAACTTATAACAACGTAGTATCGGCGACAAGTCCAGTATACTACACAAATACATATATTGTTTGTTTAGTAACTGATACCGCAGACAACCAAATATTCTCAAATTTGATATATTTATCATCTGGAAGTATTCCATTTGTGCCTACTCCAATAACAGGAAGTCCAATCCCAACTAGTAGTGCATTCAATCCTCCTCCTGCTCCACCCACAAACGAATTTCTACATATAGTAAATACTGGAATAAATACAGGAACTGATAACTCGGGAAATAAATACGATGAGAGTTATTTATTGTATAATTATGTGCCCGATCCAAATGTTGTGGTAAGTATTGCTGGACAATTAACTGATCTTACCCCATCTAGCAGTTATACAGGAATAAGAAACGGTTTATGGTATACTCCAGACACCTCAATCGCCAATTGGATAAGTCCTATTAGTCCATTGATTTCTGGTTTTTATGGAAACGAATATGCTGGAAATTTCACTTATAGAATTTATTTTGATCTAGTCACTCCTAATAATGTGGCGATAAATCCAAGTGGATTTGTATTAAACGGTAATTGGACAGTTGACGACACCGGCTCAATATTGATAAATGGATCAGATACAGGAATAAGATTGACATCAGGAAGTGTTCCTGATTTCGAGTCCTTGTATTCATTTAGTATAACTGGCGGATTTGTTTCTGGAAGAAATTATATCGATTTTAATTTATGGAATATCTGGCCATCTGGATCAACTATATATGGCACATTTGCAAATTCAACCGGTCTATTAGTGGAATTTGATCCAACAAATGCTTTGATTTTAACAGGAACACCACCTTCTGAAATAAATCAGAGTAGTGATACTACTGTGGTAGTCGGTAGCCCAATTAGCTTGTATGGAAATTTTGCTGGTAGCCAACCTATATCATATCAATGGTATTTTGATGACAATATAATAGCTAATGCAAATTCATCTACATATACAAAACCGTTCAGTCAATTTTCTGATGTCGGGAGTTATACCTTGAGTGCATCAAATGCTTTCGGAAATGCATCAACGGCTCCAATTAATCTATCTGTTATAAACCCACAATTACCACAAGTCACGTTTGCTCCACCATCAGGAACAACTATTAACACAGCAAGTGTATATATTAATTGTCCAAGTTATCCATTTGTGACTATTTATTATTCATATACGGTGTTTTATTCAAATGGATTTGTATTTAATTCAGATATAATTACAGGTTCAGTTGGGGCAGTTACTTTTGGTGGAATATCATCTGTAAATGTATCACAATATCAGATAGCAAATGCATACGCATCATATAATGGGTATATCAATAGCGTGCCTGTTTTTGGATATTGGCCCGGAGGAAATATTTTAGGATAAGATTACAATAAATGAACACATTTAATGTTTTAATAGTTGGCAATTTCGACAACGACATACGAGGAGATAGCGCACTATACTTACTTAGTGAGGTTGCTCCATATACATGCAATGTGTACTTTACTGGAACTGGAAGTACCAGTCCTTCTGCTTCATACACTACTCCAGTTGATATACATTTATCTGGTGTTGTTGCAGCCAGTGGTAGTATATCATCGGGATCACAATTGTTTTATTCAGGATCGGGATCTACAGTATATAGGAATCCTAGTTTTTATGGAAAATCTTTTAACCAATTCAATCCAACATTCCCCTCGGTGGACATATCATATGTTAGTGCTTGGACGAATATTCCGACACAAAGTGTATGGTCATATACATCTCCAACATATTTAATAACTCCTAGACACGTATTAACATCTACTCAGTTTGCTACTGGTATAGGTCAATCAGGAAGTGTTAAACCAACGGATCGACGAACAATTACGTTTGTTGGGCCTGATAATGTAGTGTATACAAAAACCGTGGTATCGGCATCTACGGTGTGGACAAATAATCCTATAACATGGGATAATGCCAGTGGATTGGGGAATAATGGAGTGTCCGGCTCAACTGATTATACCGTATATCTATTGGATTCAGCAGTAACAGCTTCCATTTCTCCAGTTAAAATTTTACCAGTAAACGTAGACCCAAATATTATAACGGCGTTGGGAACAGGCGCAATCCCTATATATAAATCAAATCAAGATTTAAGACAAATGTCGGTTGGAGTATCATACTTATTAAATTTAAATACCAATTTTGAGTATCAAAATATTGTCCATGATTCATCGAATGTTAATAGGAATTCCACATGGCAGGGAGTTACTACGGGTGATGCAGGTAACCCAATATTTATACAGACTCAATCGGGTTCAGTTGCCTTGGGTCACATAACGTATTTGTCTGGGGTTGGTGATGGAACAGGAGGAATGGGAAAACCTTTATTTAGAATTCAAAACGAAATAAACGGGGTAATCAATTTGTTGTCACCAAGTCAGGGATATTCGGTAACGACATCCTCATTAGCATATCAAGATTTATTAAATGAGGGGTATATTAGTTTAAATCAGCACATAACATCTCTTGGATGGAGTGGTAATCATAGTGCATTGTTATATACCGCAAGTATTTCAACTGCTCCAAGTATAGACTGTATTATATTACATGCATTAAATGGTGATTGGAATAATCATATTGATGGAGTGTTGAGTGCCAGTAACGTTGGTATACCAGTATTTACACAACATTATAATGATGTATCACAATCGGTACGAGTTGGTGAATTTTATGGATTTGCTCCATCCATGAACATTGGATGGGGTGGATTTACATCTAATAATAGTGGGTCTTATGGACCTGAATTGGAATTTTTTGACACTGCTATCGAGGGATCAAATTTGTCAGCATCTATCTTATTATATGGAGATTCTTCTGGGTTACTAGAAACTGAAAATTTTATATATCTAGACAATAATGATGTAGGAACGAATGAACTTAATGCGGTGGCCTCAACTACTGGAAAATATTTGAATTTAATTCAAGCGTTAAGCTCTAGTTTTTCTACCAATGTAGGTGGACAAAACTACAATCTATATACAAACTATAATAATTATTTAATCACTAATAATACACAATTAAGAAAACAATTTAATTTTGACATTAGACAGTATTTAAGACAGGCATCGTCATTTTATTCAAGTAGCTGGACTCCTACAGAGGGATATGGAATGATTCAAATTAGGAATTTGGCGGGAAGTTCACAAATAATGCCAAATTTAACATCCAGTTTCAATTATACTAATTTGGGAGTGGGAACTCCATTGTATATAAATGTTACCGGGTCAAATGCTGAAGGAATTTTTATTTTCTCATGGGTAAATTTTGCTCAATCCGGATATCAAAGCACTAAGATATCAATAAATGGCATAACTATATATGAAGGAAGCGATTCCACATTTACGTGGACACCCAATATTACTACAACCAATGCGGTGGTTACATTTCAGACCACGTTAATAAATGGATTACAATCTTATCCGGAGTTAAATTCAATAATAACATTGGGGCCATTAAATTCTGAATCAGGAGTATTTTCAAAACTCTGGTATGGATATAGTTGTGCAACCAACGGAACATATGTTGCAATCAGTAGTGTAAACAATAAATTCGGGTTTGAGTCTGGTATAGTTGATATATTAGTTTATAATCCGGTAACCAATACATATGAAAACAGTTTCTTGATTAAAAAACTAATTAACCCATCTAATTACTCATTGATATTAACCGCTGAGGATAATACCATAGATGTAACTGGCAGTTCTGATAGTGGGTCTTTTATAACAACGGAAACTTCATCTTCATATAGTGTGTACACTCAATTAGTTGTGGGTACTGAACAGTCTGGGTCAACAGAACCTCACCAAGAATTGCAGACCGAATCTGGTATAGATTTATATGCTGATACACAATTTTTACCAATATCGGATGATCCTCTTGATTTGGAAGTAGAATCTGTATTGAATTTGATAACATTTTATTCCGATAATTTCGGTAAATCGCTATCATTGTTTAATAATTTACTTGCTGTTGGTTGTCCAGAAACGGAAGTTATTTTCACAAACGGACAACTATATGTTGGTGGAAGTGTGGAAATTTTTGATTTATCCATGTGGGTGGCTGGCCAACCTTATTATTCCACTGCTTCATTGTCTATAGATAATGATGTTAATTTTGGAGAGAGTGTTTCGTTTTCTCAATTAACATCCGTTACAAGTTCATTATTCTTGGCTGTTGGATCGAGTACGGCTTTTGCTGGATATGGTGCTGTGTATATTTATATGAGAAGCGGTGGAGATAGTACTGCATGGGATTTGAAACAAACCATATATGGGCCTACCAGTGGAAGTTTCTTTGGTGGCAGTGTTAAGTTTGAACAAAGTGGTATGGATTATACATTAGTTGTAGGGAACTCGAATAAAGTCAATAATCAGACTGGTGTGTATATTTATAATTATTACAATGGAACTTGGACATTAAGTACCACGTTATATCCAAATGATGCTATTCCACAAACATTGCCATACTTAAATAATGCAGTTCCAATAATATTACCTAATAACTGTGATGGATTTGGTAATTCTGTGGCAATATATGGAAACAATATTGTGGTTGGTGCTCCAACAGATACCGTTTATTTGGAGTTCTTGGGGGGGAATTCAATAACACGCGGTGCAGTATATTTCTACAATAGATGTTCACCCACAAACAATTACTGGCAGTTTGTACAAAAATCTTGGGGTGATCATGAAACTCTAGTGAACAACAATTTTGGATTTTCAGTTGACATGTATAATGATATGGCTATCGTTGCTGTACCTAAAAATAATGTTAATTTGACGGCTAATTATATAGTCAATACTCTGTATAAGAAATTTGATTGTAATCCTAATGATTCATATTTTAACACATTGGGTCAAGTTATATTATATGAATATGACACCTCATCCAGTTTATGGGACGTATATTATACCCAACAAAAGATCAAAGACTATGGATATCCTTATCTAAATTATGGTTATTGTGTTGCCATTTACAATCAGATATTCGTGGTTGGTGCCCCGTGCTTTATATCCGATTATCAATTATTGACTGTCAATTTCAATACTAATATACAAGGCTACTCGTATATTTACAACCTAAATAATCTGGTGTCAAATATCCCAGTGGGTAATGTATTTTATAGAGACGGTGTAATTATTCTATCAAATAGTGGATCAATATTTGATAGTCTTATGAAAAACAAATATGACAATAGATATTCATATTATGATTTATCATATAACAGCGCAATGACATTACATGAAAAGCAAATAGTTTGCACAATCAATCCGGGAGAATTCAATTACAGTACTAATCCAACTTCATTGGTGAATAATAGTTATTTCAATTTTCAAAACATTGATTTGATGTTGAAATATATCAGTTCAAAGGTAAATAACGGTGATGTCGATTGGTGGAATTATCTCAACTTTAATGTAGTAGAGCAATCGTTGTTTAATATGTACACGGAGAACTATAACATATACAATAACACCATTAATCCCTATATCACTTCTCTATCAAGTTCTTATGCTAGTTGGGATGTTGATGGTAATAGTAAAATCAATAAAAACGACATGACATTGATTTGGAAGTATTTTACCAATACATTGACTCAAAACGATGTATTTGCCTGTGTCGAACCAAAATCAACGAGAAAAACGTTGACTGCTATTCAGAATTACATTGAAACTGTTGTTATCGTACAACAATACGGTCAGATTAATCCATTATTCTTCCAATATGATTATAGCAGTTCTATTGATAGGACTGGTAGTTATTTGGCTCCATACATAACTGCTATTGGACTATATAACGGTTCAGATATGGTTGGTGTGGCTAAGTTAGCCAAGCCAATTAAAAATGGTGGTGAGTTTCCTTTAAATATTTTAGTAAAATGGGATTTCTAATCATATTTATAATAAAGGATAACTAATATTATGGCAGACCCAAAAAGACCCTCAACTACAATATCATTGGCAGACAGATACGCCTCACAGAAGGTTGGAGGAGCGTATAATGCCAAATTGGCAGGAACATCTACTGATTTTTCACCACAAGCATCACGGTACGACACTACGGGTAATTTCGTGGTAGATCAGCAATTAGGAGTT